ACCCCGACGCATTCATCGAGGTGATCAACCACATCTATCCCCGCGACGACTATGACCCATTCAAGATCGACAACCTGAACATGCCTTGGGGTAGTGTCTGGCTTGAAGCCAAGGGTGCCGGAGACAGGGCCCTCGGTGAGTCAGGATTCAACTCACGGCCCACGATGTTCCCACGATGGGTGGTGATCGGTGAAGATCCATATGGCCCCGACTGCCCAGCGATGGAAGTCTTGGGTGACGTGAAGATGCTACAGCGGCTGGAACGCGACAAGCTGATGGCCCTTGCCAAGAGTATCGATCCCCCGATGAACGTGCCGTCTACCCTGTACGGTAGGCTCAAGACCTATGCCGGAGCCCACAACATCGTATCCGGTACCGAGAACGAGAGGATTCAGGAAACCTTCGCGGTCAATTACGACATCGAGAGGATCGGGGTAGAGATCCAGCGTGTAGAGCAGCGCATTGCCAACGGATTCTACAACGATCTGTTCCTGATGCTCACCGGTCAAGAGAGGTCAGGAACTACGGCATACGAGATCGCCAAGAAGCACGAAGAGAAGCTGACCCTGTTGGGCCCAGTCATCGAGCGGCAGAACTCAGAGCTACTGACCCCGATCATTGAGCGGACGTTCGACATCTGCCTGCGTCGTGGTCTGATCCCACCCCCACCGATGGAGGTGACCGAGGAACAGATCAAGGTTGAGTATGTCTCGATCCTTGCACAGGCCCAGAAGGCCGTCGGCGTCACCGCGATTGAGCGATCGATCGGATTCATCAGCAGCATGACCGAGGTCTACCCAGAGGTCAGGTACAAGATCGACCCGATGAAGGTGGCCAGTGACTATGCAGCAATGCAGGGGATGAACCCAAGACTGTTGCGGAGTGATGATCAGGCCAAGAAGATGTACGACGCCCAGCTACAGCAGCAACAGCAGGCGATCGAGCATGAGCAGCAGGTCAATGAGGCGGTACAGGGAGCAGAGATGGCTAAGACGCTGGGAGATACCAACTCGGCAACACTTGACCGGATGACCCAACAAGTACCCGCGCTATAGGAGTAGGCAGTGACAGACATCTTTGACGACAGGACGAAGGAAGCCGATGAGTATTCAAAGGTTGCAGCAGACCGGAAGAAAACCAAAGACGAGTACCGCACTCTTTTCTTTTCGGACGCAGGGAAGAACGTGCTTCTTGACCTCCTACAGTTCACTGGGGTCATTCGACCTGTCTATTGCAAAGGAGATCCAGAAGAGTCTGCTCGAAACGAAGGAAGACGAGAGGTGGGCCTGATGCTTCTTGACGTGCTGGATATCAGGGGCTATAAGGATTTATTGAAGCTGGAACAACGTGGAGTAGAACTAACCAAGATGGGAGAGATTTGATGAAGAGAGAGACGATTTTATACCGGACGACAGACGACGCGGCAGGCATTGACCTGTCAGGTGCAGATGATCAGGGTGCAGATACTGGTGCAGATACTGGTGCAGATACTGGTGCAGATGATCAGGATACTGGTGCAGATACTGGCTCAGGTGATCAGGATACTGGTGCTGGCGATGATAGTGGCACTGATGATGGTGGAGACGGCACTGACGACAAGTCTGGAGATGACAAGGGCGGGGACGATGAGCCCATTACATATGAAATACCAGAGGCCCTCAAGGAAGTGTTCGATGATCAGGAGACGTTTGACGAAGCGACCGAGTTTGCGCGATCCATTGGATTGAATCAGGAGCAATTTGCTGCCACGTTTGAATACCTCATGGATAACGTCAGCGGTAGCTTTCAGGAAAATATCTCTGATTACAAAGAACAGAACCAGCAGGGACTCAATGCGCTCAGGGAGGAACTGGGCACGACGGCCTACGACAAGACAATGACTGATGCAGCACGGGTGGTTAATGCCGTTGGTGATCAGGCGTTCGTCGAGTTGTTGGCAAAGAGCGACATGGGGAACAATCCAGTTATGGCGAGATTTCTCGGCAGCCTCGGTGCACTACTGAGCGAGGATGGATTGTCGATGGCGGGCGGGCAGGATGAGCCGAAGCCGGTACCCAATGCCGCAGGAGGTGACGACGCACTGGCAAAGAAGTTTTACCCAAACATGAAATAGGAGTTCAAAATGAAAAACTTACGGTTTATCGATCAGGTTTTTAAGACCGCAACGGTTGGGGATACTGCCCTGACCCTCTCTGACTGGGCACAACGCCGTGATCCAGATGGCAATACTGCCGACATCGTCGAAGTTCTGGCCCGTACCAACGAGGTCATCGACGACATGCTGTGGGTTGAGTCGAATCAGGCCACCAGCCATATCTCCACGATCCGGTCTGGGTATCCTTCCGGTACATGGAGAATGTTCAACTACGGTGTTGCTCAAGAGAAATCACGCACCGTGCAAATCTCTGACGGGATGGGAATGCTTGAGACCTACTCCAAGGTTGATAAGGCTCTTGCCGATCTGAACGGCGACAGTGCTGCATTCCGGTTCTCTGAGGACAAAGCATTTATCGAAGGCCTCAATCAGACCTTTGCTGAAACACTGTTCTACGGATCGAAGCTTGAGCCTCAAAAGTTCGTCGGCTTTGCTCCGCGCTATAACGACACCCCGCAGGAGACCGATGACCTGCTGAACACATTCAACATCATAGACGCTGGTGGTACTGGTTCCGACAACACCTCGATCTGGCTTGTTGTCTGGGGTGCCAATACCTGTCACGGCATCTTCCCGAAAGGTGGCATGGCTGGACTGAGCAACCGAGATCTTGGTGAAGATACTCTGACCGACGAGAACGGGAACGAGTACCAAGGATACCGGACTCACTACAAGTGGGACTGTGGTTTGACCATCCGCGACTGGCGTTATGTCACTCGGATTGCCAACATCGACGTTAGTGATCTAACCAAGGATGCCTCCGCTGGTGCCGATCTGATCGATCTCTTGATCCAGATGGTAGAACGTCCCCCATCTCTTGGCATGGGCCGTCCAGTGATCTACTGTAACCGGACTATCCGCTCATTCCTCCGTCGTCAGATTGTCAACAAGGACAACGTCTACCTGAACATGGACGAAGTTGCTGGTAAGAAGGTGCTGCGTTTTGACGAGATCCCTGTCCGGCGTTGTGATGCTATTCTGAACACCGAGGCACAGGTAGCCTAATTAGCCTAACCACTTTTTTGTAAGGAGAAAGATAATGAAGAAATTTCTAGCCAAGGTCTTCAAGACCACCATGTTTGACCGTTGCAATACTTTTTGCATCGATGAAGCCTTCACTGGCGACGGCCCCTCGACTGACATTGTCGATCTTGGGACTAACCCCCAGCGTCACGGTTCCCGCCGTTCGGCATTGATCTGCATTACCGAGACCTTTGCCGGTGCTACAACCATGACCGCCAAGCTCCAGACCTCCATTGACGAGGCCTTCAGTGTTACCAAGGATGTCGTCTATGAGTCTGACGATCTTGAAGCCGGTGCAAGTATTGAGCTTCCTTTCCCGAAGGATCTCTTCCGCTATGCCCGTGTTTATTTTGAGTTCGATGTGCCTCCAACCGCAGGCAAGGTTACTGCTGGAATCGTCCTCGACGGTGAAGCTGATTATTAATCCCTAACCGGTGGGGGGCTACGGCCCCCTGCCACAGGAGAGTCAATATGTTAGTCAAGGCAATCAGGAACGGATTTTACAATAGAGTTCGCCGCGCTGGCGATTCGTTTACATTCAAAGGTGCCAAGGTTCCATCGTGGTGCATTGAGCTGGCCGAGGGGAAGTCAAAGACCAAGTCGACCGGACTCAAGGCCGTAGATGCCGTGACCGTTATCGGAACAATGAAAGATGTTGACGAGCTCCGCAACTTCATTGAGAACGACAAGCGGGTCAGCGTGATCGAAGCGGCAATGAACCAGATCACAGACATCGAACAGTAGGAGGTAACATGGCCAGTTCAGACACTCAGATCTGCAACATCGCCTTGGGCCAGATTGGCGTCGGGCGCATTGCGGACATCAAAGGAACAAGTCAGGTAGAGAGAGACTGCGCTGCCATTTATAATGATGCACGGGACGAGGTCTTGGCAGACTTTGACTGGGCCTTTGCCCGTGCCCAACGCACCCTTTCACGATCGGCAATCACTCCGGTGTTCGGGTACACCAGCTCATTCCAGCTCCCACCTGACTGCGTTGCCGTGAGAAACATCAACCATTTCATCCTCGTTGCAGCAGAAGATCGGATGTCCAAGGCCGAAAGCATCAAGCCGAAGTACGAGATTTTCGGGGACAAGATCTACTGCAACCTTGAGAGCTGTCAGCTCGTCTACACCAAGCGGGTGACTGATCCAGTCATGTTCACATCCAAGTTCGTCACGGCCCTTGCCAACCGGTTGTCAGCAGTGCTGGCCAACTCAGTCAAGAAGAATGCCGAGATGTCTTTGAAGTGGTGGGACTTCTACTACAATTCAATCAGCCGGAACGAGGAGCTATCCAATAAAGGAGAGGATGCGCCACGGCCTGAGCTGAACCCGTATGTTGAGGCCAGACTATGATTTGGCGGGCGCAGAATTCATTCTCTGGGGGAATCATCTCCAGAAAGATGGCAGGTCGGGTTGACCTCGGTCAGTATGCGGCCTCCCTGTCGGCACTGTGGAACTTCAAGGTGTTGCCGCACGGGGGAATTCAGAACCGATCGGGCACCAGATATTGCGCTGCCGCAAAATACCCAGACAAGAAATGCCGGATGATCCCATTCGAGTTCTCCCAGACCGAGTCATATGGGATGGAAGTCGGTGAGTCGTACATCCGATTTTTCTTTCATGGTGAGTTGGTTGAAGACGCTGGAGTTCCTGTCGAGGTGGTTACTACCTACTCAGAGGCAGAGCTTCCTGATGTCGATTATGTCCAGACCGGCAACATCATGTTTCTGTTTCACCCAGACCATAAGCCCAAGAAGCTGACCCGAAAGGATGACCTCGGAAAAGTTTGGGAATTTGAAGATATGAAGTTCGTCGATGGGCCCTATGATACAATCAACACCGATGACAGTCTGACATTGACTTCACTTGTGGATTCAGGAGCAACGCACCTCACCGCCTCAAAAGATCTGTTTGTCGTAACCGATGTTGGTCGTCATGTAAGAATCTTTAATGATGCTTCTGGGGCAGAGGCTTGGGGTTGGGCTCGCATTACCGTTTTTACCAATTCCAAGGAGGTTGATGCCGCAATTATCAGTGGAACTTTCCCGACTACAGCAACCAGCAAATGGAAGCTTGGGAAGTATTCACGGACAACCGGCTACCCATCGACCGGCACATTCTATGAGAGACGCCTGTGTCTTGGCGGGATGAAAGATTTCCCCCAAGATATCGATATGTCGCGGACTGATTTTCCGGAAGAATTCTTTACCGCCCCAGACCTGCAACTGATCGCCGAGGATGCTGTGGGCATTTCACTTTACTCAGAGCACATCGATGAGATCCAGTGGCTGAGACAAACCAGAAGCGGGCTGGCAGTTGGCACCTCAGGTGGCGAATGGGTCATCACTGGTGCCGGTGGTAAAGATGATCCGATCAGACCAGACTCAGTGCTTGCCAGAAAAAGTGTTGTCACACCATGCCATTCGACTGTGAAGCCTCGACAACTTGACAACGCAATCCTGTTTTTGAGCAAAGCCGGAAATCGTATCCACGAGCTGTCGTTCGATTGGAAGGAGGATTCATTCGTTGCCCTAGACCTTACCCTCCTGTCGGAGGATTTGTTCGCTGGTCATACTGTTACCTGCTTAGAATCAACGCTGGTTGACAGAGTTCTATGGGTAGTTCTCGATGATGGTGTGCTGATCGGTCTGACCTACATGAAAAACGAAAGCATCGTTGCATGGCACCAGCATTTTACCGTCGGAAAATTCGAGTCAGTTGCAGCCGTCAGTGAAGATACCCGCGAGGTTCTTTATGCCGTTGTCAACCGGACCATCGGTGGTGTTGAGCGCAGATACATTGAATATTTCGAGGATGATTTTAACGGCGTCGATATCAAGGAAGCATTCTTTGTCGATTGCGGGATAACTGCCACCAGTGATCCTCCAACTGAGATAATTTTTGGATTAGATCATCTCGAAGGAGAAGAGGTTGTTGCACTTGCAGATGGAAGAACGGTGGCCCCGATGACAGTTGCAGGTGGACAGGTCAGGCTTCCTTTCCCAGCGTCTAAGATCAACGTCGGTCTGGCAATAGAAGCCTCCGGCCTCACCCTCCCAGTCGAGCTTGAAAGCATTAGCAACGGAGCCACCCTCGGACGGATGAAAGATATCGCCTCGGTCATCATGCTCGTCACAGAATCATACGGATGCAAGGTGGGCCGCGACATCAATAACTTGGAGGAGGTTGTCTTCAACGAGGAGATTATCTTCGGTGTGCACCCTGAATTATTTAGCGGATCAAAGAAGATCGACTCGATCGGTGGTCAGCCAAACAGAGAGGTAAGGGTTGCCTTTTCTCAGGATGAACCGCTACCATTAACCCTGAACTCAATGATCACTGAACTCTCGATATTGGAGGATTGATATGTGGGGAATGATAGCAATGGCAGGCATGAGTATTGCCGGATCGATGATGCAGGCAGGATCACAATACTCAGCAGCTCAGGCCAACGAAGAAGCAATGCGACGCGAGGCTCGGTACCAGAAGTATAAGTCCATCATGGATGAAAAGCAGTACCTTGAGCAGGCGAAAAAGAGCATATCGGAAGGCAACGTAGCCTTTGCCAAGAGTGGCATTCGTCTTTCCAGCGGTACCGTTCAGGAGGTTTTCAGGGAGAATACCCAGACCATGTTGAATGACGCAGAGATGATCAGGCTACAGGGAGAATTTGCCCAGAGCAAAGCCATGATGGCAGCAGACAACTACAATCGGGAAGGCAACGCTGCACTCATTGGTGGGATCTTCAACGCTGGGAGTGGTGTTCTTGGGGCCATGAATAAAGGTGGAATGTTCGACAAGACCACCCCGACAACCACGACCAAGACCACGGCACCAGCGATGAGCACGAAGAACGGGCCACTCTGGAGACCATAGGGAGAACAATATGAAAGTACCAATGCTTCAATCTCAGGTATCTGCCCCATCGTCGACAGGGTTTACCCCACAGAATTCAGCCAACGCCGGTGCAGCAGTAACGAATTTTGCCAACACCGCAATGGGGGTCATGGAAGATCGGGAAAAAAGAAATGCCGAGGCCATGATCATGGAGGGTGAGAACCGGCTTCGAGAAAGCAATCGTTCATTCCTGATGGATGCCAAGGTCAACCGTCGCGGTCGTGGAGCAATGGCCAGCGATGATGGATCGGTCAAAAGCGTCTATGATGATTATAATGAGAAGTCGAGCAAGACCCTCTCAGACCTCGTGGATACTGTGCCGAAGAGGTACCAGCAGCTCGCCCGTCAAAGATTCAGCGGGATCACCAGCTCTGGGGCCAACACTGTCGCGTCATATCAGTCCGGTCAGGAAGCAATCTGGCGGGAAGATACCAAGAAAGAAGCCGTCACTCAGGCCGAGAACGATCTTGTTTTTGGTGTGACCAATGGCGACCCAGTCCAATCACTCGACACCGCACTTGATGAAATTGCGCGGATCTCCAACGTCTATGGCAGCGGGGCCAACAAGGAATATACCAGCATCAAGCAGAGCAACGCCACTGCATCGGCTATCTCATTGACCGCGTCAAAGAATGCAGGCATGGCCAGACAGATGCTGGAGCAGAAGAAATATAAGAAGCACCTGTCGATGACTCAGGTCGATAAGCTCAACGGTATCATTGAGGGTGAGCAAGACCGTCAGGACGCAGAGGGACTGCTTGCAACCGCCAAGTCTTCCGGTGCCGACTATCAGGCCAGCCTCGAATTGGTCAATGAGTCGAATGCCAGCGACAAAGCAAAGGGCCTTGCCACGTCCCAGATCAAGCACAACAAAGCAGTGAACGATGAGATCTTCAACGAGCAAAGCTTCAAGTACCTCGACATCCTGAGGAACGAGATCTTGGTCGGTGGGAATAAAGCTGGGTACACCCCACTTCAAGTTGAAGTCGATCCAGCGTTTGACATGCTCACCCCTCAGCACAAAAAGATTATTCAGGGATGGGTCAAGGGTGATACCGATGGTCTCAAGGCTGGGCAATTTGAGCCGGTCGATAAGGTCAACAGATGGGACTCAATCAGACGGCAGATCGACGCTGGGACTATTACCCGATCTGAAATCCTCGCCGGATCTGGAGAAACCCACGACGTTCGCGATACCCAGAAGTTGATCCTTTACTTCCAGTCACATGGTACCGAAGGGAAGACGGCAGAAGGCAACGCGATCAAGCTGATCGACATGGGCCCATATCGTGGACTCAAAGCAGAACAGCGTTCCCAGATCAAATACTCAACCCTCGACGACATCCAGACATGGAAAGAGCAGAACAACGGGATGACCCCGAACGCCGAAACAATCAGGGAAATTGTCAAGCAAAATGCAGAGCCGATGGTCGATTATTCTTGGTGGGCAAAAACTCTCGGCAACGAGGAAGAGGGCAGGCTACAGGAGCAGTACAAGCAGATCCTTGAGCAGTTCCCGAACCTCAACCGTCCTCAGTCTGAGCTATTCGATGAAGGCAAAAAGGTTCCGATCATGCGCCGGATGGCCGTTCATTATCGCCAGTCCGGATGGAAGCAAGCAACCCCGACCACCGTTGATCCACGGATTTCCATGTTCCTCGGTGAGCCAGAACAGCCTGATGGCTATATTTACTACATGACCGGAGACCGCAAGGTCGGTGTTCCGATCGGAAGTGATGAAGCAAACTATGTTCTCAGCCTTATTACTGCGGGGATTTCTCAATGAACAATGACCTTTTCCTACCGGATAATGCGATCGAAGCGAGAGATCCAGTCTCTACCTATCAGGCCTCAAGCGCGATAGATCCAGATCACGCCGCCAAGGTTGAGAAGACTGCACGGACTCTCGGTGCCGACCCGATGATGGTCAACCAAGATCTCCAGAAGGCAGAACACGCAGCCAAGCAGCCAGACTGGAAGAAGATGGAGACCGACGCCCCGACCCTGTTTGATAAATCGGCAGATCCTAATTTCATGGCACGGGCTCAGGACGACCTGAACAACCTGATGGCATTGGAGAAGGCGTTCTACGTTCAGCCGCCAACAGTCAGGCCAGAGGTAACCCACACTATTCCGGAAAAATTCTGGGCGACAATCAAGCAAGGGTTTGCAGATCAGGCGGTCGCTGGTGCTACCTACACAGATCGGTACGACTTTGAAAACAAACAAGATAGAGACACTCTTCTCCGGAACATGACTGCTTCCGACAAGATGATCTACCTTGAAAACTTGGGGAAAATATCAGACGAAGAGAGACGTGCTGATTTCCCTGCCGCACAGAAAAAGGCACTAGAAGAAACCTATAAGAAGGTGAAGGAAGAGTTTACCAAGATTGCCGAACATCCGAATCTGGTTATGGACGAGGAGATGAAGAAGTCTGCCAACGTCGTTGAGGATGTTGTCTCTGCAATAGGCTCGTCAATAGCCGGAACAGCGGTCACAATGACAACCGGTGGATATGCCGGATTAGCGGTATTTTCCAACCAGATCTATGGATCTCTGTATCGGGAATACGTGAAGACTGTTAGCCCAAAACGTGCCCACCAAGCAGCATTTATCAATACCATGTGGCAGGCTCCTCTTGAAACCGCCGGTGGAATATTTGAGTCTAAGGGAGTAAAGAACGCTTTCAAGGGTTTGGCGAAGAAGATCACCAAGGACACTCCGGCTAAAGATGTTACCCCAGCAATATTCAAGACTATCTTCAAGAACGCTGGGAAGTCTTTGGGGATATCGATGGCCGGTGAAGGCTTCGAGGAATACCTGCAAAATTTCCCCGACGTTTATGCCCAGATCCTTGTCGACAATCCAGACGCCACATCGGCAGAAGCTCTGGTCATGTTCATCAGTAAAATTCCAGAAACGATGATGTCGAAGGAATCCCTGTACAGCGGGCTGATTGGTGTGCTTGCTGGCGGCGCAACTACCAGCGTTGGTGTAGCAGTATCGGCACCTTTTCAGGCGGCACAGATCAAGCGGTCGAATGACTTCTCTGCAAAATTAAAAGAGATTCAGGAGATGATCGGAAACTCAACACTGGCCGAAAGAGACGATCAGGCGTTCGGTGAATTTGCCACTGAGGTCATGGGCAAGGATGGCAACGGGGAGATGTTCTTTCAGGGTGAGGCCCTTACCGAGGCACTTGCCGCGCAGGGAACGACCATTGAAGAATGGGGCCAGAAGTACGGGGTTACAAAAACGCAACTCGAAGAAGCACTCACTACCGGTCAAGATCTTTCATTACCGTCTGGCAAGCTTATCTCCGGACTCAAAGATGACCCTGTCGTTCAGGCATTGATCGAAGACCTAAAGGTACGACCGGAAGATATCTCCGTGAACCAGCAGGAAGACTTCAAGGCAACCACCGAGGCAGAAACTGTCCGGATGCGCGACCTTTATGAGTCTGCCGTGGCAAAAGAATTCACTCCGGATCAGGTCGAAACTTTGACCCAGCAGATCCGTCAGTCAGCAGAAGCCGCAGGAATCAAAGGTTATACCGAGGAGAACGTCAAAAAACAAACGGCGTTATATATGTCCACCGCCAAGACTTGGGTCGACAAAGTCAATCAGGCCGGTGGGAATGTCACCCTCGATGATTTTTTCTCCACATTTTCCCTGACCTCAAAGCCAGCGTCTCAAGACATTGCCTTCCAGAAAAACGAGGACGGATCATGGAATGTGACTTTGGATGGTCAGACTCAAACGCTGGAAGGAAAGAACCACGTCGAGGCACTATCGACCCATATCAACTCGGTCAACGAGAAGGCCCAGACCAAGATCGATGCCAACACCGCAGAACTTGAAGCGACCGAAGATCCGGCACGGCGTCAGGCGATCGAGGAAGAGAACCAGACCCTGACCAAGCAGATCCAGCGCAACGAAGAGATCGTCAAGGCTGTGACCCACGACGGGCTCTACAATCAGGATGGCACGGTTGATGAAAAGTCGGATGCTTTTGTTCGGTGGGCCGGTACCAATGACGACGTTGTCGCCCCTGACGAGATCAACTTCCTTGATATTCAGGCCGGTAAAACTTACGTCTTCCGGATGTTCCACGGAACGACCCATGAGTTTGAAGAGTTCGACGCCAACAGGGGAAACATTGAGGGATTCGCTGGCCGGACAAATTACTTTACCTCAAGCCAGTATGATGCCGAGGGAAACTACAGCAACATCGGTGGCCCAGACCTCGCGATGAAAATCACCAACCGCGCAGACCAGATTGAAGACGGGCTCAACGCCGAACTTGAATATGATTTCAATGGAGATGAAGAGGCGTTTATTTCTTATGCTGGTGCTGCCTATGGCGAGGAGTTTTTTCCGGCAGGATTACCCTATGACGAGCTGTCAGATGCGATGAATGAATACTCTTCACGTCAGGCAGAGAAAGAATTTTACGGGGGAAAAGATAAGGTTCTTGAACTGTATGTCCGGACTGACAATCCATTCGTTGTCGACAGCGTTGAAAGGGTGCAGATCTTTGACGAGGAAGCAATGTGGGATCAGGCCCGTGAGGAAGCAGAAGACCCTGACGATCCAGATTCAATTCAAGACCGGTACTATGAGCTGCTTGACGAATTCGATCCCCCGATATTTGACTTCATCAGAAACCTGAACTACGAGGACTTCAATCCGGAAGATATCATTCAGGCAATGATGGCAGAGCCGGACATGATGGCCAAGGATTTGTGGAGGATCATCGGTGAAAGTGCTCCGTATGCGTTCGAGGATGAGTCTGGGATGCAGGCAAGTAGCGAGATCACCCAGAAGATCATCGAGGAACTGGGGTACGATTCGATTATCCTGAAAGATGCCAACCAGCAATTCATTGGTATGGATATGGAATTCGGCACGGCCCACGTTCACATTTTCCACAAGAACAGATCCAACGTGAAGTCGGTCGACAATATCGGCACCTTTGATATTAACGATCCTAATATCTACCATCAGGAAATGTCGACCAGAGTACCGGTACCGAAATCAAACATGAACTCGATCGACAACCTGCTGGTTCTGAACTATGACTCACTGCTGGCCAACCCGAAGGCACTGACCAAGAACATCGAGGTCATGCTCAGGTCTCCGATATTCAGAGATTTTGCCGGTACCGACAAGCAGAAGGCAGAAAAAATCATCAAGCGGATGGAGGATAACCTGACCTTCATCTATGAAAATATCCCGCCTGAAATCAGGGACAGATCCAAGCTCTGGTATGACGGGGCCAACAAGATTGCCAACGACTGGGCCGATCGGTACGGTATGACTCCGATGCAAGTCTCTGCCGCGATTGCCGTTATGTCCCCACAGAAGGACTGGTTCACCAACCTGTCAGTTGCAGAACGGGCCATCGATATCGTCATCGGTCAGCGCATCCACAAGTTCGACGCAAAGATGCAGGAACGGATGATGCGGGACAAAAACTTCAACCGCGAGACCAGAACCGAGAACGTGCTCGTGACTGCTACGCTGGAAAAGATTAAGAACAAAAGTCTGGCAGAAATTCTGGCCACCGGCAACTTCCAACATGCTGCCGTTTTCGTCCGGATGTTCGACGAGGTCTACAACGAGAAGGCCTATTCAGTCGTTACCCCTGAGGGAGGTATAGGCGACACCGTAAAGACCTTAAAAGGAGCAGAGCAGGACGCAGCATGGGGATCTTTTGGGGAGATTGCAAAGGCCGTTTCTGTCATCTACGACGGGTCAACTGAGAATGTCCATTTCCAACTCGGTGAGAACCACAAGGTTAGAAGTTTCTATAACAATATTAATGACCCGAACAGCGTCAACGCTCACACAACTGTCGACACTCATGCGGTTGGTGCGGCACAGTTCAGGGCATTTTCATCCAAGAGCTTTGAGGTTGCCAACGCATTCGGTGGAAAGGCCAAGGAAGATCCACAGTCCGGCCCTGCTGCGGTAGGAACCGAAGGGCTTCTTGGAACTTACCCCTTCTATCATGAGGCATATAAGAGGGCCGCAGATAAACTTGGAATCCTCCCTCGCGAACTGCAATCGATCACATGGGAATACAGCCGTGGCCTGTTCGACAAGGGCAACAAAAATGTGATGAAGGATCAGATCGACGCGGTCTGGAAGCAGTACGAAGAAAAGAAGATCAGCCTTGCCAAGGCCAGAGAGCAGGTCATTGAGATCGCCGGTGGCGTAGCCGAACCAACATGGGTAGGCACTCCGGAAAATACTGAAATAAAACCGACCTATCGCGGCATGTCCCAGCGTGACGTCGGGAAAATTTCACCGGTCGAAGTCCAGCTCGAAGTTGCACCGAACCCAGCCAACCTCGGAGCGACAGCAGACTGGAACGCTCTCCCGATGGAGATCCAGAGAACCATCACGGAAGACGTTGCGGCCCAGATCGTTCCGGAAGTCCTCAAGGCATTCGAGACAACCGGCACTTATTCGATTCAGGCCGGTGGCTTCATGGGTGGCACCACGCCAAACATCGTTCTACAGCTCCAAGATCAGGCCAATGCCGTCCGGATCGCGCAGATGCTGGGCCATGTCCTTGATCAGGCGGGGATGGTTGTCGCCTCGAAATCAGAGAATCCAACGCTGAAAAAGAATGGTGCCGTGACCATCACCCTTCCTGAGGGTACCTCGACTGAGAAGATCGACGAGATCTACCAGCGTTTATATGCGATCGAGTACACCAAGAAGGACGGCACCAAGGGCAGCATTGCCGAAGGTCACACGACGGTTGAGAACCAGATGATGATCCTCAACTTTACCGAGATGGACAACAACGAGCTTGCCGAGATCGTCGCAAAAGAGACCGGCCTCGAAGTCCAGACCGACAATATCTACTCTGACTATTATGACCAGTACAACTATGAGCAGTCTGAGTATGAGCTAACCAAGCAGGGCCTGCCGAAACTTGACAAAGAAGGCAAGAAAATAAAGCGGAAAAAGAAACGGACTGACCCGCTGCAACGGACTGCTGACACGCTGGCAGAGAAAGCAACCGAGCTCTACAACAAAAACGTGAAGTCGTTCCAGCCGAATGGTAGCATGGCCCAAGCCAAAGCAGAATCCACTATGCCTGATGAGATTGATCTTGGCGTTGGTGGAAGGATGAAGCTTAAGCCGATGTATGAGGGCGAGTTGTATCGGGAAACAAACCTTGAAGGACTTAGCTATCTACTCACTCAGATTTTCGCTAATACCCCAGAGCAGGGATGGGTCACCGAAAAGTATTTCTCTGACAACGAAGATCTTGCTCTGGGCCAGCATGAAAACAAGGGTATCATGATGGTGTTCGATGGCAGGAACATCCACGGAACATCTCCATCAAGCATAGCAAATATGGTTCCAGCCAGCGGTAAAGAGTACAAGAGTGAATACATAGGGAGAGATTCTCTCCAGTCATTTGTCGTTCCAAAAGGAAGCAGGTTGAAGGGGTCTAGTAAGGTGTTTGCGTCCAGACACTTTAATAAAAAAGTCCTTGAAAATGGTGATACTTCTTACACCAAAAAAACAACCAAACCAGAACCGAGTCGATCAGGTGGCGAGAACTTTCCTGCCGATGTGAACTATGTCATGAACGGGTTGCAGACCAGAAACGGATTTGTCCGGCTGAACCATTGGGCCAACAGGTCAGATCAGGAAACCATCAATCCAGATATGTACGGGGCCGGAAAGAAGGGCGCAGAAGCAAAGCGTCAGGAATCCCCGCACTGGATCAACCGGAGCTACTACGGATTGATCGATCAAAATCCGTACCAAAAAGAAGCCGGTGTTGGTGGCAACCAATTCGTCTTTGATATCAGGGCCAAGGATCTCTACGACATGACCGGAGATCCCCTCAACCTGAAAATAAAATCGAAAGACTTCGGCACCATCGATCATTCACTTTACGAAAAAAATATCAAAGCCGCTGGGTATAAAGGGTACTGGACAAATAGCCCAATGGGTGGAGTGGTTGCATACTTCGAGGAGATCAACACCTCAGGGGTGACCGAGGAAACCCACCTTCATGAGGACAAGAAGACCGAGACCAAATCCTTGCAGGCCGTTGTCGTTGAGCAGTATCAGCAGGAATCACGGGCAGCGATATCTTTCCAGAAAACTCCATCGACGGTGGCCGGTAATATCACCCTGTCGGAGACCGCAGATCTGAGCTCAACCCTCCACGAGATGGGCCACTTCTTCCTCGAAATGGTGCGACATACCTATGAGACGACAGGCGCATACTCCGAGGAATGGGCCGTGATCAAGGATTTCCTTGGTGCCGAGGACGGGGTACCACTGAAACGTGAGCAGCACGAGAAGTTCGCCAAGGGGTTCGAGAGATATTTGGCCGAAGGTAAGGCCCCCTCGATTGAGCTGAGATCTGCGTTCGACAAGTTCAAGAGCTGGATGATCAGTGTCTACCGGTCGATCACTCGGATCGGTGAAAAACTTTCTCCGGAAGTCACTTCAATGTTCGACAAGTTGCTTGCGACCGACGAACAGATCAAGGATGCAAAGGCCTCACAGGGATTGTTCTCGATCATCGATGAGGAGACCAAGGCCCAGTTGTCAGACGCTGAGGTTCAAGATCTTATTGAGAAGCTTGACCTGACCGACGAAGAAGCAGCGCGGGCGATGGATATCTACAAGATGCGGAATCTCAAGAAGCGGAGAAAAGAATATACCGAGACCGCAACCAAGGAATGGAATGCACTGATCTCAACCAGACTTATCAAACTGGCCGGTGAGCGTGGTGGCATTGCCATAGAAGACCGTGACGCCTACGGCGAAGGGATGCCGAAGAACGTCGGGCTGTTCAGGGAAGATGGAACACCTCTGCAAGGTCTGGCGATCGAGCTGGATATCTCTCTCAATGAGGCCGTTGATGCCCTGCTGTTCCATGAGAAAAAAGCGGACTTCGTTTCCAGACGGGTTGAGGAACTTGAGAAACTTCATGATGCCCAGCTCCCAGCCGATGAAGCAATCCACAGCGTGGCACTGCGTACCCAGATGGAAGCCGAGTCGAAGCTGCTGGCAAAACTTTCCCATCAGGAAAGAGTTCTTGAAAACCGGAAAATCAAAAGGTATGCCAAGGCACTGATAGGCAAGATGAATGCCAAAGAAGTCCGGAGCATTTCAAAAACCGTGACCGCATTAAGGAAGGCCAGACTCGAAGCCAACCGGCACGTCAAAGATGGTGATTACGATAAGGCCTTTGACGCAAACGAGCGGGCCCGAATCCTTGAGCAGGTTATTGTTGAGAAGGTGAAGGCCAGAGATAATTTGCGATCGATCATGAAGAGACGCAGCCGGATCTTGAAGCAGATAAAAAATAATCCAGCGGCTTACAATCAGGCCCACCGAGACCAGATCATGAGGCTACTTGCCAGATTCAGGATCAACGGCGAGAAGCTTATGGATATCGAAGGCAACGTCTCGCTGGCAACATTCTTTGAAGAACTGAACGCGAAGATCAGCACCGATGATTTCCTTGATACGATCGGTGGTACTTTCGGAACATACGAATGGCTCTACAATGAAGAGGTTAGATCTGAATTCAAAGAGCTGCCATATGAGTTGGCAACTGGAGTCGACGACCTCCTCAAGTTTTTAGCCAAAGATGGCAAGGTCGATAAGAGTGAATACCTAACCGATGGGGAAACAAAGATCCAAGATGTTGTCGACAAGCTGACAGAAAAAGAAACCGGCACCCTCAAGAAAATTGGTGAATATGCAATCTTCAAGGGGTTGAGACGCTGGCTGAGAAAACATGCCTCTGAGCACGTCTCTCTCCAATACCTCATGATGCGGATGGATGGATTCGACACCTCGATGAAGGGTGCCAACATGGCCCTATTCTCGAAGCTGTCCAAGGCCGCAGGTGAGCAGCAGGATATGCTTGCCGATATGGACTCGAAGCTGAGACCGGCGATGGAACAACTGAGAAAATCTGCCATGAAATATCCGAGGATCTTGACTCATTTCAGGACTCCGGAGAAATTCACCAACCCAGAAAACAGTGATGTGAGTAAGGAATGGACATTCGATAAAGTCATCGCGGTTGCTCTGAACATGGGTAACCAAGATAACATGACCAAGATGGCAGAAGGTTATGGCCTTTCCGTGGAAGATTTGCACGAAATAACGGCCATTCTCTCGAAAGAAGACCTAGAGGCTGTCCAGCAGATCCTTGACGCTGTAGAGACGCTGTGGAGCCCTCTGGCGAAAGTCACCAAGAGACTCAAGGGGTTCACCCCAAAACGTGTTGAATATGAGCCCATGACGTTCAGGGCCGTCGAGGAGCACACTGCTGGTGGCGTTAAGATACCGGCCCGTGGTGCTGTGACAATTAAGGGTGGATACTACCCGTTGAAATTTGACGCGGGAATGTCTATCAGGAAAGAGCGGCAGGATGATCGGGCCAATGTTATGCAGGTGCTCAACGGCCTGACCCCGTCGACCAAGACTCCGTCGGGATTCATGATTGAGCGGCAGGCATCCGCAGGTGGTCTGGCAGTATCTCTGGATATGGGAGTGCTCATCGATCACATCAATCAGGCAATCACCCACATCACCCATGCAATTCCATTGACCGATGTCGCGAAGGTGATGGGTCACAAAGATTATTATGACGCGGTATCCAATTCCTTCGGTGTTGAGATGGCCAAGAATATTCGTCCGATGCTGGCCCATATTGCCAACCAGCGTGAGGGTGCCAGACTGATGGCCGGTGATGAGCTGGTTCAGGGAGAACGCCACAGGGCAACCGCGTTCATCCTGTTCTACAACACGACTGTCGCATTGAAGCAGCCGTTCTCAGCACTGAACTTTATTCACGCGGCGGGAAAAGGTAGCAGCAAGTATCTAGCGAAGGAACTGATGAACTTCATGTCCAGCGGTGTCCGTCATAACGAGATGATGCAGGCGATCCACGACCTATCCCCAAACATGGCGAGAAGATGGAAGCAGATCGACAGGGACTTGCAGAAACCGGAAGCATTTGGCCGGATAAGAAAGCCAACCCGTGGAGAATCGATGAAGAGTTACCTGTCGAAACTAACCGAAACAACCGGCCCGATAATGATCAGGATGATGGATGCCGCAACTGCATACCCAGCGTGGATGGCTGCCTATAAAATGGAGATGGATAAAAACGGTGGCAACGTCGACGAGGCTGTTTCATTTGCCGACAATGTCATTGCAGCAACCCAGCCATTTGACCGGCCACTTGATAAGCCTATCGTCAGATCGAGCAAGGCAGGTCTGGCCGGACTGTTCACAATGTTCACTGGGTACACCATAAAGTATGCCAATAGAAGGGCGTTCTATTATGAGGGCTTCAAGACCTACCTGAAAACTGGTGGCGAGTCTGGGATCAGTGGTGTTGACTTCATGACCCACGTCTTAATGGAAAGAATACTCCCTTCGATTGCAATGACAACTATGGTAGGATTACTGCATGGAGATCTGTGTGGCGAGGATGGTGATTGCGGCGCAGACGATGTCCCACAATATGCGATGGATCTGCTGCTGTTCCAATTCGTTGGCCGGTACCTTGTGCAGGATGTCGCGTCACTTGCTGTTTCATTATTTGGCAAGGGGTACGTCAGGGATCTCGGAACTCCGGTATCGACTGGTGTTGAGGTCACGGCCTATGCAATAAAGAAGGCACTCAAAGATATTGAAAACGGTACGTTTGACACGAAGACAACATTGGCTATCGCCAGAGTTCTTGAATATTTTGCACCGGCATTCAAGGTTCCTCATGGAGCCTACGACATGGCAACCGAAGAGGAGTAACTTATGACAGTTTTAGGAACAAGGACGAGACAGACATTCGACGTTATTGGCGGCAAAGACTACGACCTTGCTTATGATTTTCTGTTCTTGGAGCCGGAAACATTATTCTGTATCCACACAAAGGATGACGGCACGACTGTTGAACTGACCTATGGAACTGACTACACCGCGACCGGTGGCAACAGTCAGTCCGGTACCGTTCACACTGTAGAGGTCTTGGTCGGTGGCACACTTACCGTTTATCGAGACGTTGAGGCTATCCAGCAATATGATGCCCGCGTTGGTGATGGGTTCAATACCGATACTTTTGAGCGTCAACTTGACCGGATGGTCATGGCAATTCAGGAGGCAGGATCAGGGTCTGTACTCGGTCTGAGGCTTCCGTTCAACACTCCAGTGGACGTGTCTAATGTGCTTGAGCTACCAGAGGCTGGGATGTATGTGAGGTGGGATGCTTTTGGTAAAAAACTAGTCAACGTCAAAGGTACTGTTCAGTTGAACCTTTTCACCCCAACGACCGCAGTTGAGTATCCAGATACTGGTGATATTTTCAACGCCGCGTTCTGGGTTATCAGTGGACTGGCAGGGACGTACACATGGCAGGCCGGAGATCTCCAAGGCAAGACCGGAGAGAACGGTGACTTCATGGTCTGGGATTTGTCTCACTGGCATCTCGTGGAGAACAACCTTCGGTCAGAATATTTCTACTACCTCGACGGGTCTCAGCCTCTGACTGCCGACTTTCAGGCAGATGGCCATAGACTGACTCACGTTGGCCCAGCAGTTGATCTTGACGACGCTGTGGTTCTCAGACAGTTCGATGGGGTCGGCAACTTCTTCGTGAAAATCGCCGGTGACGAGATGAACGGAAATCTGGTCGTCGGGAAGGCTCAGGCCAACGCAAATATCAGTATTACTCCGGTTGACGACCAAGGATATTCCTCTATCATTCTCAGGGACGGATCTGGATTTTCACGGGCCACATGGTACGTCAGAAATGATATCGATTATGCGGCACTCCAGAAGCAGAACGCCGCCAATCAGACCACCTGTGAAGTGGCTCTCATGGACAACGGGAACTTGCAACTGCAAATACCTGCCACTCCGCAGCATGATTACGACCTCGCAACCAAAAAGTACGTTGACGAAAACTCTACCGGTGACGATGTCTTTACCAAGGCAGAGCACATCGACGCAAGCACAGGAACCGGCGACGCTGCAAAGCCAATCATCCTGAATTCTCAGGGCAACATTGATCCATCGATGCTTGACGTCAGCGTGTTCTACTTCGTGAGTGATTTTACCCCGACCGCTGGCACTGAATATCCAAGTACCACCGGTGAATCTTACGGTGCCTTCTGGGTCGTTCAGGGACTTGCTGCTGACTATACCTTCGTTGGTGGAGACCTCGCCGGAAGAACAATAGCCAATGGCGACTTCATGGTCTGGGCCGCAGCAGGCTGGTCGATCATGGCTGGTGAGATGAATCCTGCTCTCTACTACCGACTCGATGGTACTCAGGCCCTCACCGAAGACTTTGCCGGTGGTGGAAAAGAACTCACAAATATCGCCGATGGAACAGCAGCCAACCATGCAGCAACGGTCGGGCAGTTAGACGCTGGGCTCAGTGGTAAGCTTGACACAGATGGGGTGGC